CAATCCCGGGGGGTGGACAAACCCCGCCAGTCCGTCCATGTGCGTGCTGTTCTCCAGTAACGTCGTCAATGACGTGAGCGTCTCCACGGTCACGGCCAGTTTTGACCATACACAGCTGCGTTCGCTTTGGCAGTCGTACCAGGCCGAGCACACACTCGGCGCAACCAATGCAGACAGTGATGAGTTGCTATTGAGCATGGGGATCAAGGGACACCAGGCATTGACGGATTACAGCGTGGGTATCGCCGTCAACTTTACCAATGCGATCAATGTTCACCTGTCCTGGGAGCTGATCCGATGAAAGTCATTCAAGAACTGCATCAGTACGAAGATGGACTTCGCCCGCCTTCGCCTTCTCTCGCTCATACCTGGGAGGAGGGGCAGTGGGTGCTTGATGAAGGGAACGCTGCCGAGCTGTTACGCCAGGAAGCCGAACGCCTGTGCGCCAACGTCGATGTCGCTGCCGACAGCGCGCGTCGCACGTTGGCCGGCGATCCGTTGCGGGCCTTGGAATACCAACAAGCCGCCCTGCAGGCGCAGGCCTTCAAGGATCAGGGCTATCCGAAAAAAGCCGTCCCATTGGCCGTTTCCGCGTGGGTCGTCAAAGGGCGCACAGCCAGGCAGGCGGCGGATCAGATGCTCGCCAAGGCCGCCGAATTTGAAGCGAACCTGCTGGCGCTTCGCGAACTGCGCCTCAAGGCCAAGGCGCAAATTCGCGCGCACATGGCCAAAGGCAAGGCGGATCTTGCCAGCCAAGCCGCTGATGAGGTGCTTGCGACTATCCGAGCGCTACCTCTTCGCGCTTGAACCCCATCCCATAGAGAGCAATAAAACATGGATTATCCAAGAAGTGTTCCCAGTGTCGGGCTGGTGAACGGCCGGTTCGTGGACGAAAATCCGCTGGCGGGCACGCCTGGATCGCTGATTCCGGCGGTCTGGGGCAACAGCGTCACCCAGGAAATCCTTAGCGTGATCTCGGCGGCCGGCATGACCCCCTCCGAAGCGGACACCGGGCAGTTGATCAAGGCGTTGCAAACCATCCTTGAACGCAGCAGCCCGATGCGTTCGGTGATTACACGGTTGTCGGCCTCAAAAGTGCTGACCGCCGAGGAATTGGGGCTTGTGCTGATCGATGCCAGCGCTGGTGCGAACACTGTAACCCTGCCGACAGCCAACACGGCGCTTGGTGTTCGCGATGTGATTGTGCGACGTGTGGATAACAGCGGTAACCGCCTGACGGTGCGCGCTGCCGGAACGGACAGGATTAGGTTCCACACTCACTTGGCAGCCAGTGGCTATCCATTCTTAGTGTTGATGGGTAGCGGTGACTGGTGGCATTTGCGCAGCGACGAGGCTGGGGTCTGGTGGCCGATAAATCGCTTTGATTCGACGGCGCTGGGACGCATTTCCTTCGAGAGCACACGCCAGGTTATCCCCGGCGGGTATGCGGTGCTTAACGGTAATTTGCTGGTGCGTAGCGATTGGCCGTGGCTGTGGGACTTTGCGCAATCGTCCGGTGCTCTAGTGACCGAAGCTGCCAGGGCGGGGAACGAAGGTGCGTGGACCAGCGGTGATGGTGCGACGACCTTTCGACTTCCCGATATTCGTGGCGAGTTCTTGCGCGTGTTGGATGAGGCCCGAGGGGTGGATGTTGATCGTTCGGCGGGCAGCAGACAAATGTATGCCCTTGAAAGCCACAACCACTTTTTGCCCACCAGTTCGGGTAGTGCTAATCGTCCGGGGCCTGGTATTGCTGATGGCTCTTGGGACGTGACTCGTGACGTTAATGCTGCTCCTGCAACGGGGGTAGTCGGTACGACGTATCCCAATCCACTTTTCTTTTCCAGTGGGGAACTTGTAGGCAATATCGGCGCTTTCAGCACTGAAACTCGCCCTAGAAACATCGCCTATCCCGCCCGAATCAAGCTGATCTGAGGTCATTATGTTTATTTATCTGTTTGACGGCTCAGGTGTTCTATCTGGCCCGATAGAACTTTTCGTAACCCCCGGCATGGGCATTCAAATCCCCAGTAACGGTATCCAGCTTTCCTTCGAATTACCCGCTGCCCAAGAGCACCATTCATGGGTCATGGTGAACGGCGTTCCGCGAGAGATGGTGGATTGGCGGGGGGCGGTTTATCGCAAGGACAACGGCGCTCATTGGCAATGGATCGAGTTCGGCGAATTGCCGGAAATGTACACCGCCGAGCCCTGGCCCGGTAACTATTACGTATGGCGTGATAACGCCTGGGTCTTTGATGAAACGCTGAAACTGGCCGATCTCAAGCGCGAAGGGTTATCCAAGCGCGACAAACTGCTGCGGGACGCGGTTCAGAAAATAGCTCCCCTCCAGTATGCCGAAGACATCGGCGACGCCAGTGACCAGGAACAACTGACGTTGATGGAGTGGAAACTCTACAGCGTCGAATTGAACCGCATCCAACATCAAGCCGGTTTTCCAACCGACATCACCTGGCCAGTCGTACCTGAGTCCGCTGTTTAAACAAACTACAGGTTGGACGGCTAAAAAACGCTCATTTTTTCCAGGCGCTGTTGGTGCGAGTCAACAGGCGAGGCTTCCTATTGCCGTTTTCGACCGTTTGAAATTTAAAGGAGAGGAACTTGGATTATCCCAAAAGTGTGCCCAGTGCGGGCCTGGTGAATGGCCGGTTCGTGGATGAGGATCCACTGGCAGGTACGCCGGGATCATTGATCCCCGCCAGTTGGGGGAATGGCGTCACGCAAGAGATGCTTAATCTCATACAAGCCGCCGGGTTGACGCCGTCGGAACAACTGAACAATCAGTTATTGACAGCATTGCGAGGCAGCGGGTTATTCGCCACCGCTCCACAGTTCGACAACGACAGATCCGTGGCGACTACGGAGTTCGTGAGACGCAGCGGGCTCCAGTATTCCGGCTTCACTGCATACGCGACCCATACCGCGTTGACAGTGGCTCACATCGGCGGGGTCGTCAGTTTCGCGAGTGCGACACCGATCAGCGCCACGTTGCCCGATACTGTCGGAATCATGCATGGGGCGACGCTCAACCTTATCAATGTGGGGACCGGCGTGGTGACCGTTTCGACGGCCTCGATTGCCGATACGATAGGTTCGTCAAGTGCGGCATTGGGGCCGATCGATCTGGGGCGGGGTGAAACAGCGGAGTTCATCAAGCTGGACAACCAATGGCGGTTGATCGGCGGCACCATTCTGCTGAAGTACACCTCGTTGTTTTCGGGCCAGCTCGGTAATCCGGGTTACCAGAAATATGCCAGTGGAAACATCGACCAGTGGGGTTTCGGTACGACCGATGCCAATGGCGAGGTCTTCGTTACTTTTCCCATTTCCTTTCCCAACGCCTTTGTCTCGGCAGTGGCGACTCATGCGGGCGGCGATTCAGCCATCGTGATCGTGGTGGGCGGAACAGCCACCCGGCAAGGCGTACGTCTGAAAGTCCGAAACTATGTAGGGCAAGTAGCGGCTGGATGGGGTGTCACTTATTTCGCGAAGGGTTATTGAATGAACGAATTGAGCGTGTTGTTCAGTCCAAGTACCTGCGGGGCTTATGTTCCGGGTATCAATACTTCAGACATTCCCGAAGATGTCATAGAAATCCCGCGGGCTTATTGGCTCTCGCTGCTTCAACAACTGGCCGTTTCGCCCAAGAGAATCTCAGTCAACCCAGACAACGGTTACCCCATTCTCGTAGATCCGCCTCCTCTGACGGTGGAGCAGGCTACTGCGAACGAATACGCCTGGCGCAACGGCCAGCTTACGGCCACCGACCGCCTGGTGGCCCGGGATCGCGACGAAATGGACGATGGAGGCGCTACAACCCTGGACCAGACGCAATACACCGCGCTCCAAGCTTACCGTCGCGCGCTCAGGGATTGGCCGCAGGATGAGTTTTTCCCGGAAGTTGAACATCGCCCGGTCGCGCCGCCTTGGCTGGCCGGGCAACTTTAATAACCTGTTTTCGATGGTCCGGGCATGGACGACGCCAGCAGTCGCTTCGCATCATCGACGCTGACTTTCTGGATGATGTGCGTGGGAACCCGGGAGGTGGCGGATAAGTTGTAGACCTGGAAACGTTCGTCGATG